ACTTCATGGGCATCGGTAACGTGATCGTAGATTCGAACGTGAAGGCCGGCACCGTATACGGTACTGCGACCGAGAACCTCAACATCGTGGCCGCGGACATCAAGGCGATCCCAGGCATGGAGCTTACTACCGACGAGTCCGGTATCATCGCCGTTCACAACAGCGCGAAGTATGAGAATGCAGCGCTCGAGACCGTTGCTTATACCGGCCTCAAGGTATATCCGGTTTATGCGGATCGTATCGTCGCTGTCACTACCGCGGGCTGATGAGAGTCGTCGCAAACATTCCGTTTGACGATTTAATCGAGGGCGTTCATCGGGAAACCGGTGAGCGCTTTTCGTGTGAAGCGGACAGAGCGGAATATCTTAGAAAATGCGCGATTGTGGAGATCCTCGGCGAAGACTCGGAGCCGGAGAAGCCAGCAAGAGCGAGAAGCAGAGCACAGAAGAGGTAAAGGATGGCATACGCAACTATCGAAAATATTCAGGCGCGGATTTTAAGAGTGCTGAGCTCTGAGGAAATATCTGTTGCGACTGCATTGGCGGATAGTGCGGCGGTCTATATCGATGCCTATAACAAAAATGCAAGCGAGGATGCGAAGCGCGAGGTCACGATCAATATGGTGGTGCGTGCTGCCGGAAGCAATGACGGGAGCAACATCCCGATCGGAGCGACGCAGGGGTCTGTCGGTGCGATGGGCTACACGCAGTCGTGGACCTTCGGAAGTGGTTCCACCGGTGAGCTCTATCTTAGCAAGATGGATAAGAAGCTGCTCGGTGTTTCGAACAAGATCGGATCGTACAGTCCGCTGGAAGGGTTATGAAATGATTAAGGGAATTACGGTTAGGCTGCATGAGAAGACGCGGATCGGCGTCGATGAGTTCAATGCTCCGGTCTATCAGGAGAATGAAATCGAGGTTGATAACGTGCTGGTGGGTGAGCCATCAGAGGAAGAAATAAAGAGTGCGCTCGAGCTCTATGGTTCCCGAATCGTTTATATGCTGGCGGTTCCAAAGGGCGATACGCATGAATGGAAAAACGCAGATGTTGAGTTTTTCGGGCGCAGGTTCCACGTGATCGGCGACATCACACAGGGAATCGAGGAGAATATACCGCTCGCCTGGAATAAGAAGGTCAAGGTCGAGGCGTATGGTTAAATTCGAATTAAATTCTAAGGGTGTGGTTGAGCTGCTCAAATCTTCGGAGATGGATGCCGTTCTAAGTGAGAAGGCAGCAGCCATTCAAGGGCGATGTGGCGACGGGTACGAGGTAGAAACCGCCGTCGGACGCGACCGAGTGACGAAGTTTGTCAAAGCGGACGGATTCATGGCGCGTTTGGATAATTACAAGAACAATACTCTTCTGAAGGCTATGGGTGGATAGAATGATTGAAAAAATTGTACTTGATTATCTGAAAAGCAAGATGGATGTGCCGGTCGTGCTCGAGATTCCGCCGGCTCCACCGGAGAAGTTCGTTTTGATCCAGAAAACAGGGTCCTCTGTTGAGAATTTCTTATACAGTGCGACGCTTGCATTGCAGTCGTATGCAGCCAGCAAGTACGAGGCTGCCGTTTTAAATGAGCTTGTGAAGAGCTCAATGGATGCACTTCCTGCATCCGTAGATGATGTTACAAAGTCAAAATTAAATTCAGACTACGATTTCACGGACGCAACCTCGAAGCGCTATCGCTATCAGGCCGTTTATGATGTAGTCCATTACTAAGGAGGTCTATAAATGGCGAATAAAGCAGATAATGTTACGTCCGGAAAGCCTGCCGTAGCTGATTTATCGTGCGCCACTGAGCGCAAAGGTCCCGACCGATGCGACGACAGCGCTTGATACAGCATATAAGCCGCTCGGTTATATTTCCGAGGACGGTCTTACAAATTCGAACTCTCCATCGTCTACCGACATTAAGGCATGGGGCGGAGATATCGTTTTAACTCTTCAGACAGATAAGCCGGATACGTTTAAGTTTAAGCTGATCGAGGCGCTGAATGCTGACGTGATCAAGACGATTTACGGAGAGGATAACGTTACGGTCACAAACGACAGTGGAAACACCGGCAAGGTGAAGACCATCGCGGTAAAGGCCAATTCGAAGGAAATGACCGATTCCGTTTATGTCGTTGAGATGGTGCTTCGAAAGGGCATCCTCAAGAGGCTGGTTATTCCGTGCGGAAAGATCACCGCGCTGGAGGATATCAACTATAAGGATAACGATGTTACCGGCTATGGTGTGACCGTCACCGCAACACCGGACGCAAACGGCAATACTCATTACGAGTATTTATCTATGTAAGTAAGGAAGGGTAAACGATATGTTACGTGGCAAGACATCAACCGGATTCGAGTACTTCGTGAACGATTCCGCACTCGATGACTGGGATTTACTGGAAGATCTGAACGCCGTGGATGCCGGAAACTATCAGAGGATTATTCCGGCAGCACACAAGATGCTCGGCGAACGGCAGCTTGAAAAGCTCAAACGGCACTGCATGAAAGACGGGCGTGTGACATTTTCCGCAGTTTGTAAGGAAATCGCGGAAATCATGAACTCAGAGCCGAAAGTAAAAAAATCCTGATCCTCGCCAACATGATCCAGGTGGATGAGGATGCCCTTATCTGCGATTTAGCAGAAACATATCATATTTACCGATACAGGTCGCTTCCATGTACATTGGTGGCGACCTTTTCTGTTGGACTAAGGGAAAACTCCAGGATCAAATTAAAACTCGGCGGCCTGAAGGCATCGGTCGAAACGCTGCTTCTGGCGAGAATCGTAGATAATACCGCGCTCAGCACATGGCTCAATACAAAGGACGGACTGGATGGAACGAATCGACCGGAATCTGTTTTTGACGCTATACAGAACGCTGGAGAGCGAAAAGAAAAGGATTTTATCGTCTTCCAGGATGCGGAAGACTTCGAGCGCATGCGTGCGGAGCTGCTAAGAAAGGGGCATGAATGGCAACAGAATTAGGTAAGGCATATGTCCAGATTGTTCCTTCAGCGGAAGGTATCAAGGGCTCGATCACGAAGGTGCTCGGAGGTGAGTCGGCAGAGGCTGGCACGAAGTCCGGTGAGTCGATCGGTACTTCGTTAGTCGGAAAGCTAAAGGGCATCATCGCGGCAGCTGGTATCGGGGCAGCGGTAAAGACTGCACTGGATGCCGGTGGCGCACTACAGCAGTCCTTCGGTGGTCTCGATACACTCTATGAGGAGGCATCCGGAGCGGCGAAGAAATATGCAGCGGAAGCGGCTTCGGCTGGAATCTCTGCGAATACATACGCTGAGCAGGCTGTATCGTTTGGCGCAGCACTTAAGCAGTCGTTTAAGGGCGATGTTGTGAAGGCGGCAGAAGCCGCAAACCAGGCGATTCTTGATATGGCGGATAACTCCGCAAAGATGGGTACAGACATCGGTTCGATCCAGAATGCATATCAGGGATTTGCGAAGGGCAATTTTACGATGCTCGATAACCTGAAGCTTGGTTATGGTGGCACGAAGGAAGAAATGCAGCGGCTGATCGATACGGCCAATAAGCTGAATTTGCAAAAGGGAATCATCTCAAATTATTCGATCGATAGCTTCGGTGATATAGCTGCAGCAATTCACGTTGTACAGGATGATCTAAAAATCGCAGGCGTGGCGGCAGGTGAAGCAGAAACAACTTTCACCGGCTCATTCGGCGCGATGAGGGCAGCCGCTGAAAATCTGATGGCCAACATGACACTGGGCGAGGATGTGAAGCCGGCACTTACACAGCTGGTGAAGTCGACGGGTGATTTCCTTTTCGGGAATCTGATCCCGATGGTCGGAAACCTGGTGATGGCCATCCCCGGCGTGGTCTCTGGTCTGATGACGGAAGCTATACCGCAGATGATGACATGGATTCCGTCGATGTTTGCATTTCTGAAGGGCGATACGATTTCGAGATGGCTCAGTGCCGGAACCGAGATGATCAGCAATCTGGCGAGCGGATTCTTTTCGAATCTGCCGACGATGCTCGATACCATTTCGCAGGTTCTCACAGAGGGAGTGGAGTACATCATCAAGAATGCATCTCTGTTTCTGGATTCCGGTATGCAGCTGCTCAGCAACATCGCGACCGGCTTCATGAACAACTATCCGCAGATCATGCAGGCCGTCGGGAACATGCTCGCGAATGTGATCTCGCTGATCGGCCAGAATCTTCCACAGTTCATGCAGAAGGGTGTGGAATTCATCGGCCAGATGGCGCAGGGGCTTATAAATAACCTTCCGACCATCCTGAGTGGTATCGCGGATGTGCTTGCGAGAGTGATCGCCGCGATTGCTTCGAATCTGCCGAAGTTCCTTCAGAAAGGTATCGAACTGATCGGAAAGATTGCAGCCGGTATTATCCAGGCGATTCCGACCGTAGTAGGAAAGATTCCACAGGTGATTTCGGGCATCGTGAACGCATTCGGTAAATACAACTGGGGCTCGATCGGTACGAATCTCATCAAGGGAATCGCGAAGGGTGTCACAAGCGCGGCGGGTCTGATCAAGGATGCAGCATTGTCAGCAGCCAGGAAGGCGTTCAATGCGGTGAAGGGATTCTTCGGTATCGCATCGCCGTCGAAGCTGATGGCGAACGAGGTCGGTAAATATATTCCGGCTGGTATCGCGATGGGTATCGAAAAGAACACGAAGCCGATTACCGACGCGATGCATGACATCACGGACATGACAGAAACCGCATTCGGAATGAACTCCAGTGCATTCGGTACTGGTTACAATGCGTATGCTCCAGCGTATGCCGGTGCAGCAGGGACCACCATCAATGTATACGGAGCAGAAGGCCAGAGCACACGGGAAATCGCTTATCAGGTGGCTGACATCATTAACTCGGATGTGCGAAGGAAGGGAAGCGTATGGTCGTAAAACATTATTTTTCAATCGATGGCGTACCGTGCACGAACTTCGGATTTTTCGTATCAAACACGAATCAGTTCGATACGCCTGAGCGTGATGTGTCCATCGTTGAGGTGCCAGGCCGAAACGGAACACTGAGCATCGATAACGGAAGATTTAAGAACATCACGCGAGAGTACGATGTATACGTACAGGGCGACATTCGAACGAGTATCCGCGAATTATCTGCATTCATGTCCTCCAAGAGAGGGTATCGACGCATCGAGGATACATTCGACGAACAGACCTATATGCTGGCACGTGCCTCGAGTGGTATCAAGGTCACAGACAGCGACCGAAAAGGCGCAGCGTTCACAATCTCGTTTGACTGTGATCCGCGCCGGTTCTATAAGAGCGGCGAAAACATCATCCTGCTCGAGAAGAGCGGGGCGATTTTCAACCCGACGTATTTTAGTTCCAAGCCTCTGATCAGAGTATACGGAACCGGAACGATCACGATCAATGGCGTGGCGATCAAGGTCAATAAAACGGACAGCTATACCGACATTGATTGCGAGCGCATGGACTGCTACAAGTCCGGCGTGAACTGTAACGGAAATGTGACGCTGACAGATGGCAAGTTCCCCGAGCTTTCGCAAGGTACGAGTGACATCGTTCTGAGCGGAATCGCTCGAGCTGAGATAACCCCGAGGTGGTTCACGATATGATTCCTATTTTATTTAAATCAGACGCGACGGATTTCACTACGAACGGCATCGGCAGACTCGCGGACGCGATCAGCTGCACGGTGAAAGAAGAGCGTAATGGCCAGTATGAATTGGAAATGCAGTATCCGATGGATGGCCAGTATTACAGTGAGATCAGAACATCGAGCATCATCGCGGTGGTTCCGTATGATGGTGCGAAGATCCAGGCGTTTCAGGTCTATAAGATCTCGAGAGCGCTCGGCGGGCGGGTGACGATCAACGCCCAGCACATCAGTTATCGGCTAAACTGGATTCCGGTCATGCCGTTCAGTGCGTCGAGTCTCGCGGATACGCTGGCAAAGATCAAGGTAAATTCCGCGGAGAATAATCCATTTACATTCGATGCCGATTTCACTTCAACGGTTTCGTGTGGGATCACGATTCCGACCGGATGCAAGTCCGTGCTGGGCGGTGTGGATGGTTCCGTCCTCGACACCTACGGCGGGGAATATGAATGGGATAACTTCACGGTTAAGCTGCACAGAAACCGCGGAAGCGAGAAGCCGATCACGCTGCTGTATGGGAAGAACATCACCGATCTGACACAGGAAGAGGTGATTTCGAACACCTTTACCGGCGTTTGTCCGTACTGGTCAGCGACAGATAACAATATTACGGTAACACTGCCGGAGAAGGTTATCAGTGTAGAAGAAGCGGTGAATTTTCCATTCCATAGAACGAAGGTCGTTGATTTCAGTGACCAGTTCGATGAGCAGCCGACCATCGAGCAGCTGCGTGAGGCGACGACGGAATACATCGAGGCGAATAACATCGGTGTGCCGGATGTCAGCATTGAAGTCAGCTTTATCAATCTCGCCGGTACCGATGGCTATGAGGATGCCGCTCCGCTCGAGACTGTTCAGCTCGGCGATACCATCTCGGTTTATTTCGAGAAGCTCGGCGTGCAGACACGCGCGAAGGTCATCGGTTACGAGTACAACGTACTGACCGAGAAGTATGAAAATGTAAGCATTGGCACATCGAGGAGCACGCTGGCCAGCACGATCGTTGAGCAGGGCAAAGCCGCCGAGGAGATGGCGCGGAATGCTGTCAACACGGCGAACAAGGCGACGGAATGGCTCACGAACGGCAAGGGCTATGTGATGGCCGTCAAGAATAAAGACGGAAGTTGGAAAGAGCTGCTTTTCTTAGATCAGCCGACGACGGCAGCAGCGACGAAGGTTTTACGCATCAATGAGAACGGCATCGGGTTTGCTGGAGGATCCGCCGGCACGTTCGATTCATGGGTATATCACCAGGCGTGGACGCTGGACGGTGAATTTACGACAGGCGGAAATAATAATTCGCTCGGCAGTATTCGGGTATTAGATGAGGCTGGCCGTGAAATTGTCAGCATCGATAACATGGGCATCGTATGCACTACGTACGAAGGCGATGTTGAAAAATATAAGGTCAGCATGAACAGCGATGCCGGCGTAATCGTAGAGTCTGCAACAGATGGGCAGTATTCACAGCTCGCCCAGGATGGCCTGATTGTGGTTACACAGGATTCTGAGTTTAATGAGACGGCCACAATCGGAAGTGGTTCAATGACCTATTACAATAAAAATAATCCGAATGCAGGAAGCAACATAACGCCGGATGTTGTTGAAGTGTATGACTCATCGAATACAACACAGGTTCAGCCGGATGGAATATACACCAATGGCGTGAAGCTCGAAACCAGTACGAACGGCTGGAGCGGATACTTTACCACCCACGATTACCCGACCGGAAAGCTGCAGCTTACATTCGAGAACGGCGTTTTGATAAATGTCGATGATGGTTCATAAAGGAGCGATATGGTTACACAGACAATAAACTTAAATCTGATTCCGGGCGGTGTGCCTCCGGTGATCAATGTGAATCAGTACGACATCGGAAACGCTACGCTGCTTCTGAAGCTCCATAATGGTTTTTCAGAGTTCACGGTACCGAAATCCGCATCCGTCACGCTGGTAGGTACGAAGCCGGATAACACCGGATTCGTTTATGCAGCGGAATCGGTCAGCGGCAGCCTGGCCACCGTAAATGTGACCCAGCAGATGACCGCGCTGGCCGGCGATGTGATGTGCGAGCTTCGGATCCGAAACGAGGGAGCCGGTGCGAACAGCGAAGAGACCGGCCACAGCGATCACGAGAATATCGGAACCATAAACTTCATTCTCCGCGTCGAAAGGGCAGCATTGTCCGACGATACGGTGATTTCGAAGACGGACATCCCGCTGATCGAGCAGGTCATCGATGTTTCGAAGAACTTCATGGGCTACGTTCAGGAGACGCGGGACAATGCAGCGACCTCGACGACGATGGCAAAGACCGCCGTCAATGCGATGGAGGCAGCAGCTGAGAGCGAGAAGAATGCAAAGGTCTATAACGACAACGTGGTGCAGCTGGCCGATGGCATCAGTAAGGCGACGGGTGCGGCCAACACGGCAGCAGAGAACGCGAACAATGTTACGAAGGTCATACAGAGCAAGCTCGACAAGGGTGAGTTCGTCGGACCTCAGGGGCCGAAAGGCGACACCGGAGCACAGGGCCCGAAGGGTAATACTGGAGCGACAGGAGCTGCTGGCGCGACAGGTGCAACCGGAGCAACCGGACCTCAGGGCCCTCAGGGGCTGAAGGGTGATACAGGTGCGCAGGGACCACAGGGCGAGGTTGGACCACAGGGCCCGATCGGCGCGACTGGTCCTGCAGGTGCGAAGGGTGCGACGGGTGCCACGGGTGCGACCGGTGAGCGTGGTCCTCAGGGACCGACTGGAGCGACTGGCCCGCAGGGCGTACAGGGATTGACCGGAGCCAAGGGCGAGACCGGAGCGACTGGACCGGCAGGACCAACAGGACCACAGGGCCCGGCAGGCGTGAAGGGTGATAAGGGCGCAAAGGGTGACAAGGGCGATACTGGCCCGCAGGGACCTCAGGGGCCGGCGGGTGAGTCCGGTGTAACAACTCCGGCTGCGAACATGGTCACATTTGCGTATGATCCGACAGACGGACATTTATATGCGTATTCGGCGACGGATGCCACGGGAGCGTATGAGTACGATGCGACGACCGGACATCTTTACTATGTAACGGAGGGCTGAGAATGAGAATTGATTTGGGATATATTAAGGGCGCGAAGGGCGATAAGGGCGACACCGGCGCGAAGGGAGCCACCGGCCCACAGGGTGAAGTCGGTCCGCAGGGTCCTATCGGTAAGACTGGGCCTCAGGGTCCGCAGGGTCTCAAGGGTGATACTGGAGCAACCGGAGCAACCGGCCCCAAAGGTGCCACTGGCCCACAGGGTCCACAGGGATTAAAGGGCGATACTGGCGCGAAGGGTGATAAGGGTGACACTGGTTTGACAGGTCCGACAGGACCGCAGGGCCCCAAGGGTGCCACCGGCGCGACCGGCCCACAGGGTCCACAGGGTGATGTAGGCCCACAGGGTCCGAAGGGAGCAACCGGCGCGACCGGTGCCACAGGCCCGCAGGGCAAGCAGGGCCCGCAGGGATTACAGGGCATCCAGGGCGTGAAGGGCGATACTGGCCCGAAGGGAGCAACCGGCGCGACCGGACCGCAGGGTCCTGCCGGCACGATCAAGGTCGGATCAGTGACCTCTGCATCGTACGGAAACGCTCCGAAGGTTACGAATTCCGGCACCTCAACGGCTGCCGTTCTCGATTTCGTCATCCCGCAGGGTGCGCCAGGTGAAACAACCGCAGACGTTTCGGAGCTCACCGCGAACTTCATCACCGAGAGCACTGCATCCTATCCGACCTATACGACCACAGAAAAGATGAAGGTGATCCTAGGAAAGATTAAGAAATACCTCGCGGATCTGAAGAGCAACGCGGCATCCCTCGCCTCGAAGATCACCGCAGCGGAGAAGAATATCACGAACATTCAAACGGATGTGGCGGGTAAGCTCAATAAAACCGATGTGATCGCAAATCTGACTGCTACAACGTCGGGCAAGGCCCTCGACGCCACACAGGGCAAGGCTTTACAGGATCAGATCACTCAGTTAAATAGTGAACTCGTAACAGGAACTAATTGGAGCAATATGCAATACTTTTTTTATAAAAAGCAGGGTGCGAACGTCTTCATTCGACGTAATGCTTCCCCAAGCGTCGAGGCGAATAAAATTACAGCGATCGGAACGCTGCCAACTGGATATAGGCCGCCATATACGGTTGTGAAGTCATTTTCGAATTATGAAAGCAGTCAATGGGTTAATAGAACGTTTTACGTGAATGTAGATGGTACAATACAGCTGATTTCATCGGTAAAGACGAGCTATATAATCCCGTTTGAATT